CGACGACTGGGACAAGTCGTAAGGCCTTTCATACCAGGCATAATCGGTATGAGTCCAGCTGCAGCTGAGGGCACCCGTCACACTTTGTGGATAGTGTGACGCCTCGTCAATCTGATGAAAACGAGGACCGGAATCGCGAGAAAGCGGCGAAGTCGGTGATGTCAGATATGCGAATCAGTTTTCGCGGTGGTACAATTGAGCTCACGGTGTGAAGTGAAAGCGGAGGAGGTAAATCCCCCTTATGTAATGCTTTTCTCCACATACGTTCGTTCTGACGCAGTGCGCGTAAGTTCGTTTCAGGATCCGGTTTATGATTACCCACAAATATCAAAGGATCTCGAAAGAAAGACTCAACCACAAGGGCAGAGTATACGCGTGACCAATTGCGTTCTTCCTGCTCAGAAGGTACAAATGCTTCAGGTTTAGTTGGTAACTTACCTAGTACAAGCTTATGCACCTGCCAAGGGGTGTCGACGATGGGTCGAACCACGGGAAACAAATCAGGGTTCTCTAACAACCTCGCGCAGACTCGTAAGTCTAGCTGCGAAGGAGAATGGCGATCTGTCACCGGTAATCCAACACCACCGAAGGCCTCAGGAATATACCAGGGCACGTGAATTTCTTTCAACACGTGTCCGTTCCGTTTCATGAAGAGGTCAAGTACGTCGGCCCGCAGAACTGCGGGGGAATCACGTACCAGTTCACGAGCGAGGGATCCAAGACTTTTGTCTGGGTTGTCGGCAACATCTTTTGCGCCAACTTCACCAGACCGTTTCAATCCGAAGGCAATGCCCAGATTTACAAACGACGTCATCGAGAATTCTCTCTCACGCTCAACACCATCACTGTCGGTATCCATGACTGGTGTCTTCAGCCTAACAAAGTTCCTTGAGTTGATCTGTGCAAACTCAGGGCTGAAGTAAAACTTTCCGATTGAAGGAGTGAGGCCTCCAAAGGCCGTAATTCTCTTCCACAATCGAAGACCGTTGATGTTCGTTTTGAACAAAACATCATCTCCATTGATCATTAAGGACGTCCGTGCAAGCGATGTAGTGATGCCTTCAGTGAGTTCAATGACCCACCGACACATGGCAGCATTGCTATACACAGGACGGGAAATGACACAACGGAACCCATTAGCTGACCCCATGTCTGAGGAGTGTCGGTTGAGGGAAGGCCAGGTAACGAATGGCGTACAAGGTGCTGCGTAAGCGCCCGGATGAAAAGCTCTTCTTCACCGTCACTGAGACCGATGTTTTCGGCAATGCGGTGTGCGATGGCTTCGCTAACCCAGGGGGCTAAGTTGTCTGTGGCTGCGCTATAATCACCAGAAAGATAGGAATATCCGTCTTCCAACTGACGGCCTAATCTCTTTTGCACCTCCCAAACATCGACAGGCTTGCCGATTAATGAGAATGCAGGGTGTTTCGCGAGTGTGCGCCACATAAACTTTTGGAGTGGTTTCAAAACGAATCCCGTACATGGGGGTCCCTTCGTGATTACTCGAATTTTCAAGGACTCTGCTAAACCAATAGGTATGACAACAGCGGGCTCATGGAGCGCCATCGTCAGCAGATGCTTGTAAAAGTCGCCATAGGCGACCTCGAGTTTCGTTATATCCACTTGATACGCGTGCTCTCCAGCACCTATCTCCTCCTCACCCAGCCGAGTAGGCCGGGCCCGCGAGCTCTGCGGATTGTCCAAATGAGCAACGGACCACGAGTTGGCTATGTCGAGAAATTCCTGATTGCCTTGTTGCACACCAGTAGCAACAGAATCTAACTCAAACACAACATATCCCTCGCCAGAAGGAACGATTATCTCACGCGGCAGGCCCTTGTTTTGGACCGTTTGCGGCGATGCACGAATTGCACCATGGATTCCAAGTTCAGCCAGTATTTCACGAAGAGAGTTC